GATGGTATTGTTTGGTCTGATTTTCAAGTAGTTACAGTTGATGACCCGATTATTGATGAGTACGACAGTGTTTCAGATGCTTCAGTTATAAAAGATGGCTCTATCTATAAAATGTGGTGTACTTTTACTGCTTCAGATGAATATACTCCACATCCTGAAATTAGATATTGCACTTCTGTTGATGGAATTAACTGGTCAACTCCTATTAGAGTTATAAGGTATGAAAGTTATAATTCCTATAGGACTCCTATAATAGATTATTACGGTAGTTTTAGTCCCTGTGTGATTAAAGACACTAACGGTGTTTATAAAATGTGGTATATTGGTGACGGGTGTGAGACTTTCCACCCGTATGGTATACTTAGTGTGACAGGTAGAAAACGTAGTATAGTTTATACTGTGTCTTATGATGGACTTTATTGGTTCGATTACAGTATTCTTATAGAGTGTGATTCAGAAGGCACATATGATATAGATGATATTACACAGCCTTATATGATTAAAGATGGCCCTACTGACTTTAAATTGTGGTATATTGGTACAACAGACACCAGGAATAGATTAATTTATGTTTCTGGAAATGTTAGGGAGCCTACTTTACATCTTGGGCCTAATTCTTCTGGGGACACTGAGTTAGTAGCTGTTGAAACCACTTTATCAGGAAGTATAATATTAAAAAATCCAACGGTTTATGATTATGAGGCAGGAGATGAGGTTAATTACTTCACACACATCTGGTTATTTAATGATTTTGATGGTGTGTCTAGCGATACTGGGGCTCTTTATAAGTTTGATGGGTGGTCTGGACATTACATAAGGAGATATTCTGGTGCCGCATATAAAAACATAAAAGCTGCTACATTTTATAAGGTAGATGTATTTAATGATTATCCAAATGTTGATGCTTTGTGTTACATAAAAGGAACTAATACATTGTTTGTTAATATAAATGAATATGAAGATGGTTCACTTAGATATTACGGATCTATGGTTATGGAAAATATTAAACTTGATGAAGCAACTGTTATAGACGTATATGATATGACCATAGATAGGGACAATATGTATAGGCTTCAATTGATACCAGATGGTACCAATACAACATGGTCTTTATATAGTTATTTGTTGTCTCCTTTAGATTCATTTGTCACTTCAATATCTCTTTCTGCATCCCCCGCCATTATTGCTGCTAATGGTCTAAGCACCTCTGATATTTTAGCTGTTGTTAAAGATCAATTTATGGAGCCTATCATAGGTAGAAATATTACTTTTTCGGAGAATGGGGATGGTTCTTTAACAGGAGGTACTCTTAAAGTAACCGATTCAAACGGAATTGCCCAGACGGAGTATAAAGCAGGAACTACTGCGCAAGAAGTTAAAATAACTGCTGTTGTCGAACAGACTAACTAGGGTATAACTTAATGGCTTATGACAATATCAAATTTACCAAGCCCAATATGGTTGTTGTAGATGGATATTTCTTCATGTTTGATGAGATTAATGATAAGGTTATTCAAAAAGTATCTGATGGTGATGTAGCGTTTGAATATCCTACATCATCTGTATTACTCATGCCGGTGTTATGTGTACAGTATGATGGTGCTTACTTTTGGACAATGCAGGAATTACAGGATCATGATGGTATTGTAATAAAAAAATGGCTGCTTGATAATTATATATGTAAATTTATACAAGAATTTATATATGAAAATTCTAGTTCTTATATTTATGATTCAGATACTTTTTCTGTTGAACATTATATTACCAACTGTACAAATACCATTTCTGGCGGAAACACCGTAATACAAATAGACGAATATTACAACACTGTAGTGGATTCTGGGACTGTTTTAACTTTGAGCTCAAACGAAAATTATGTGGAAGATGTAACAGTAACAAATGTTGTTGGTACTTCAGTATATCTAAATTCTCCTATACAATATGATTATTCTGCTCAGAGTAAAGTAATAATGTCTAAAAGTATTTTTGTATTTAATAACTATTATGGTACAGATTCTTCTACCGGAACTTTGTATAGATTTGATTCTAGAGACGGCTCCTATTTAAGTTCTGACAATAACAACGATTACAAGAATGTTACGGCTAGTACGTTTAAAAGATTTAAAAACATTCTAAGAGATACTTCTGAACCAGTATATAAAAAGTATTCTGATGCGTATTCTTTGGTATATGTTAAAGATACGAATGCAAAGTTTAGAAATATGACTGATTTAGTAAATTTAGCAGATGCTTCGAGTGTAAATGATGATTTTACTGGAGCAGATGGGGCATTACCAAATAATGTTTATTGGGGTGTAGACGCTGGTAATCCTAGAATTTATGATAATAGGTTGTTTACTTCCGCAGTTATAAATGGTACTGACAGTGTAGTTTCTAACTATTTACTAGTAGGTGATTTTGATGTGCAAGTAAGCGGAACACTTTATGATTGTGGTGTACCGGTTGCCGGTACTTCTGGTTTTTATGATGGTTTTGATGGTACTTTCATAGATAAATGGAGTAGTTATTCATACCCATCATATGGTGCTACATATAGTGACAGCAAACTAAGTTTAAAATCTTATAAAAGTTCAACTGGTGGTAGTAATGCTTTATCAAATTCATATTTTAAAACAGCTGGTAAATATACATTAGAATTTATGTGGTGGCCAGCTCCTAGTAGTAGTTGGTATGATGATGATGTTTCGGATGCACAAAACATGATTGATCTGGTAACCGTTTCACCATCATATGATACTAGAATTTGGAAGTATAGACGATGTGAGGAGGAGGTTGGTACAAAGTCTAAGTTATCTTTATGGCTAAGATCTACTAAAAGTAATAAGATAAATGTAATTAGTAGAGTAGATGGAACTGCGACTTATTTAATAAATGAATCTTTTTACTATGGATCTTCACACCAAGTTAAATGGATAATTGATTTTAGCAACTATTGGACTGAATTATATATGGATGGTGTTCAAATAGGAAGTAGGGTTTATTGGAATGAAAATCTTTTGAACTACATAGGTAATAATTTTAGAATTAATATGCATTGGCATAGTTACTTGAATGATAAATATCAGTTTTATGACACATTTAATGTTGGTGCTGGTGTTTCTAATGTATACAATTTTATTAACGTTTTTGTGCCCAATACTTATGATAGCGGTTACTCCATTGGTGGTTACTATGATCCTACAATATCGGGTTCACCTAACTATTTTATTGTGTCAGAAATTAATGGTATAAAAACACAGTCAAATGTTATAGATAGTGATGACAATTATTTACTAAGGATAATTCGTAACGAAACAAACCTATCCTTTTATTATAAAACCATTACATCTGGTATTTATTTTTCTGATTGGATTTTATTAGACAGTAATTTTATATATCCGAACGATCTTATGCTTAGATTGGGTATTGAAACTGTTGCTATGAGTTATTGTAGTGCATATTTTGATGACTTAGAATATAATAGTGGTAGAATTAAATACCCAACAGACACCATATCTTATTATGGTACAATGAATATGGACAATGTAAGAACTGATGGATCAACAGTAATTCCCGTGCATGCAATTAGTATATATGAGGATAATCTTTATAGACTTCAAGATGAAGCCACTTATTATGGCACTGATAATGATTGGGGCACACAATATAATTACCAGATATCTCCTATAAGGTCATTTATAGATTTTATAACTGTTGGTGTTTACCCTCAGATTATTCCAGCTACTGGAAGAAATGCTGCTACTATAACAGCTGTAGTTAGGGATCAGTATGGAAACGGTGTTATTAATCAACCAGTAATGTTTAGTGATGACGATTCGGTTGGGTTTATATCTAATCCTGTTATATATACAGACCCATTTTTTGGAACTGGTCGTGTAACTACTGGATATATTTCAGGAGTGGACATAAGAACAGTTACAATTGAAGGAGAAACAACTCAATATGACCAGTAATAAAAAAGTTTGCTTAATTTATTATAAACCAACAGTTTGGATAAATAGATAATGTATGAGAATATTGAATTTAATTATAGTAATTTTTGTATAGGTGCTTTAGTAGACACTTTTTGTAGTGTAGATGTGACTAATTATCCAACATGTTTATTACAAATAAAAAACGACACTGGCACTACTCAGGGTAATTATACTCTCAGTGAGTCTGTTGGCGAAGATGGAATTGTTTCTTTGGAGTACTTTGGGCCAAGAGGGTTAAGCAGTCTTGTTAATGGTTTACCTTTTTGGACACTAGAAAGAATAAGCAGTAATCAATGTAAAATAAGAGAATGGGAATTAAACATTACTCTTAATACTCTTGATTTACAACAATCTATAACTAAAACTACAACTAGTGGTTGTTATTTTGATTGTTATGATATGTCATTAGAGTATTATCAATTAGGAATAGAAGTAGCTACAGCTATAGGTACTGGTTACATTAGAGTTGGGGATACTAGTCACATAGATATAGGGGATAATTTATATATTGGGCCTAGTTCTAATGTATCTTATTTAGGCGACTTTGAGAAAGTAAATGTGACATCTATATCTGGTACTTATGTATTTATAGAACCAACTATATCTGGTTCTTATGTATCACCAAGCAGTGTATTTAATAGTGGTGATAAGGTGTGTTTTGCTAAGAGTGTGTTTTTATTTAGTGATTCTAGTCAGTATAGTGATCAAGGGTCTTTTATTACTTTAGACATGGGTGGAAATGTAGTTGATGTAATTACAAGTGGTATTTTTTCAGGTGTGAGGGCATCGTCGTTTGGGTTGCCTTATGGTAACACTGTGGGGTTTGTAAAAAACAGTAATATATATTATATGGACATAAGTGATTATGAAATAAAAAAGTCAGCAGCATTAACAAATATATTGGCAGACGATGTAACTTTGATACCAATATATGATATAGCTTTTACTGATACTTCTTTATATAGGATGCAAGACAGGGTTACTAGGAGAAACGATGATGGTACAAGAACTAATTATATATGGTCAACGTACAATTTTTGTATTGATGGTGTTTATTCATATACAGATAGCATTACTATGTGGGCGGAGCCGTCGGTTATAGGAAACCAAGACGGTACTACGATATATGCATTAGTTAGAGATCAGTATGGTGGTGTTTTATCTGGTAAGACGGTTTATTTTAATAAAACCAGTGGTGATGCAAATGGTATTTTTGATGATCCTAATGAACAGGCAGACACAGACGTAAATGGTGTAGCACAAATAGGTTATACTTCTGGTTGGTATGATCCTAGTGTGGCAGATGGTGCCCTAGATTCTATTCATATAACGGGTTATACTGATGGTTCTAATCCTTATACTGGTAGTCAGTATGTGTGGGATGCAGTAGAGTTGCTTTTACATAAGAAATTTATAAGTGAGCTTCCCTACATGCTGCAGATAGAAACCACTAGTGGTACATGGCCGACAGAAGGATCTAGTTTATATTCTCAAACTTATTTAGAACAGATAGAAAGGTTTGAGTCACAGTTGTATCTACCTGGTTTAAGTAAATTTCAATTTCCTGGTGGTCATTGGTTACCTACTGGAGAACCAGAGGGTCAAACTGCTTTAATTGTACAACTATATGATTTTGAAAGTGAATTACTAACACGACAAATAGAATCTGTGTTTAATAGCGACGTGCCTTTACTACAATATGGATCAAAAAGTAATGATGGTAAAGTTGATCAAGTTTATATAAGTAGGCACTTGACTGGTGGTCATAAAGATACAGCTCAAGTAGCACAATTTAGATTTGTGGTTGATGCACTGCCTCCATTTTGGTCTGAAAAGAATGCTAGGGATACTAATATTTGGATAAAAATTGCCCCATATGGTTTTAGTCTTAATCAATCTACTCTTGTATTTAAAGTAAGAGAGGTGTCACTGTATGGAGATTCTGGGTATGTTAATTATGCAAATACAGCTTTTATTGATGTATCAACATGGGATGCTGGGGGAGGAATGTTAGGTTTAAATGTAACAGTTAATCCACCCAAAGATTTTTATAATAATTCTACTGTTTATGTGTTCTTACAAGTATATGATCAGGCTGTAGTGCCCAATATAATTGAGATAGATTACTGGTTTAAAATAGTGCCAGATTTTCAGGCTCCTTATATTGAAAACGAAAGTCCGGGAAGAGAAGCAGTAGATGTAACTATAGATACAAACATAGAATTTGATATACTTGACGTTGGTATGGGTGTGGATATGTCTACTTTTGAGTTTTATGTAAATAATAGACAAAAATTTCCTGTGGTTACACAAATATCAAACGGATATCATATTTTTTATGATCCGACTTCTAACTTTTCCTATAATCAAGAGGTTGAAATAACAGTAAGAGTTAAAGACAAATCAGATTATCAGAACACGTTGTATGATATGTGGAGATTTTATGTTATTGGTAGCGAAGGTCCGTGGTTTGACCCTGAAAGTTTTTATCCAACTAGATGTGCTAAAGGTGTTAATAGGAAAGTTAATCCTATAAGTTTTAATGTTTACGAAATAGATAATACTGGAATTGATGCTTCTAGTATAAGGGTTTTTATAGGTGGTAGGGAAAGAAATGTTATTGTTACTCCAATAGTTTATAGATTAAACTAACTTCATTATATATAGAGGACTAAATGGCTATACTCGTAGATAATTTTTCTATTGGTTTGAAAGAGTGGACAAAAGTCTCTGAAATTGTAGATTATTCTGTGGATGTAGTTGATTTGGAGTATGATGTAAATGTTTCTGGTACTTATTTTCTAATAAACGAAACACCAGTAATTACTATGTTTTCTGGTATTGATAGTGGATACAGGGCGACGTGTTCTGCTTCAATGATAAATGGATCACAGACAATTACTATACATGCAGAAAATACTTTTAGTGGTATAGAAGAAATTGACTATAATTTTTTGTTTGGGTATCATGTTGAATTTATTGACTATATAGATTGGGGACCTAATAAAGAAATAGCTATATATACAGAAGCAACAAACATGGTCACATGTCCTAACAAGGAAACATATGCTACTTATTTTAGGACAAGAGACTTACATGGAAAGGATCTTGGGGCTAGCATATTTCCAACTGGTTGGTCTGATTTACCAGCAAGTATAATACCACAAAGCAAATACTTTTTTTATGGTAATACATATAGTATTACTGTTAGTGGAGTAAAAGATTTTTCTGGAAATGAACTAGAACCGTTTACTTTTACTTTTACAATAGAGGATGGATAGGATGAGGAAATTAACTTACAGGTTTTAAGTGATAGATTATGTATTCATCATATTGATTACAATAAGAAAAATTGTTCGCCGACTAATTTAATTACATTGTGCATTTCATGTAATTCAAGAGCAAATAAAGATAGGGTAGAACATAAAAAGTTTTATAATAAACTAATTAAAGAAATTTACACGATTAAGGAGGTATAAATGTATGGCCGCAATAACAAGGTGGGTTGGCTACGACATAGACGAAGTAGGAAGTATTGGTGATGGGCGTGGTGAAGGTTGTGTTGGTACTAGAGGATATTCCATAGGTACTGCTTCTGTGTCTGATACTTTTAGTATGGGGTCTACTACAAATAGGCTTTACCTGTCAATAGATGGAGATTCTCCATCTGCATCCTACATAACTTTATATAGTGGTTCTAATTTGGACCCTAGGTTTATAGCAAGAGATATAACAGAGAAAATGCATTATGTTGCTAGAAATGAAAAAAGTAATGATCAGAGATGGGCTAATGCAGTATGTAAGTGGGAAAATACTGGAGAATACGGTAACAGGTTCAAAATATATTCTGGTACTTTGGGTGTTTCTTCTACAGTAACGGTAGCCAGTGGTATTAACACTGCACATGCTGTACTTGGATATTCCACTAAAAGTGAGACTGGTGCCGGGGTTGGTACTAATAATTTTGGTGGTACTGTTAGTGTGTCAGGCACATATTATGGTTTATTTGATGAGGTATATAAGATAGTTATCACTAATGACAATGATTATGCACGTGGTATAGGGGTTGTTGTGAAAAATATCGTGTATGATGGTACATTCACAACAGGCGGTGTTTATAATTACTCATCCGACACAACATATACGATAACGATCGATGTAACAAACGGTACAACTATGGGTCAAGGAACAGGTAATGTGCCATTAATGACATGGACAGCTTCTCCGTCTGCGGATAACTCAAGTGTTGCTACTGAGCTTCTTTACTCTGATCATTGGTATAACGTTGGAACTCGTGGTTTGATGGTTAAGTTTACTGACGCTGTGTTTGCTAACGGTAATTGGCAGGTTCCTTGTTATGAACCAGACTATACAAGTGGAAGCAATGTTACTGACCCTGCTGGTTCTGCATATTTTGCATATAGTTCTGATAGGGGTGATATGGGCGCTGCTGCTTTAACTCCAGCTTCTGGAACATGGGCTGATTTGGGCTCCAGAGGAGTTAAATTTACATTTAATCCAACATCATCGGCTGATTACTTGGGTATAAGAGATGAATTTTATGTGCTTTGTGCTGGGGTGTACCCTGGGGATCCATCTAACTATAACATAACTAGTTTGAACTATGGTAACGTTACAGTGAGTACTGAAAGTACTGTTAAGTGTGTACTGTTTGAGATAGAATCAGGTGCAGTGCAAGCCAGTACAGTTAAATTTGGATTACAAAGTCATGGTACTTTTAGTCATCATAATACTGGTAATTCAGATACTTATTTTAGATTCGGTACAGTTGGTCCGGCTAGTGTTGCTGGTACTGGTGCAATGAATGGAATAGAATGGTATCCCAATGTAGCAGCTGCTGATATAGACAGTGATACACCACCAACTTATTTATATGCAACTGAAGATAATTTATCTGTAGTTGCATCAGCAGATGATAGTGAGATGATTGGTAATACAGGGCTGGTAAGCGACCCGATATGGTTAAATATTAGACTTGGAGCAAGCGAGACAGGTGCAAATTCTTCCGTCAACTATAGACTCTATTTCGATTATAGTTAATAAAATCAAGTATTTACAGTAGATATAACCTGTAATTTATACTATTAATAGATTAACTTCTATGTAAATAGAGATTTGTATTATATTTAAGTGTTATGGAAGAGAGGATAGTTAATGTGAAAGAATTATGTAAATGTGGTTGTGGTGGTATTGTTCAATATGGTAATGAATATATTCATGGGCATAACAGACGGGGTTTAGTAAGCTATACATCAGGGACTAAGTGGTCTATGGTATATAATAAATGTGTCAAATGTGGAGCAGTAGACAGACCTCATGCTGGTAAAGGTATGTGTACGTACTGTTATAAAAAGTTTTTTTATAAAAAAGATAAAGTTAAGTGGTCTAAAAAATATGATTCATGCATAATGTGTAGAAGAGTAGATAGACCACATAAAGCAAAAGGACTATGTAATGCATGTTATGTGAATGAATTGAATCGAAAAAAGGGTAAGCAAAAGCGTAATTTACATGGATGGTCTTGGTATTACGATGAATGTCAAGAGTGTGGAACAACACAAAAACCTCACGCTGGAAAAGGTTTGTGTGTAGATTGTTACGCTTTAACTAAACGAAATTCAGAAAATATTGTTACATGCCCGGTGTGTGGAATTAAAGTAAATAGGTTAAACCAGCATTTGGTTATGAAGGCTAAAAAATGCAATAAACATTTTAAGTATCAGCACGATAGACTTAAGATGTACTTTGAAAGCGACCTGAGCTTATCTTCAATAAGTGAAGAATTGGAAATGGATAAACACACTATAACTAGGCAATTTATCACATACTTTGGTAAAACGGCTACTTACCACAGGAATGAGGTGGTTAGAAGATGTAATATTTCTGAAAAAGCGGTTATAAATAAGAATTATAAAAATATGTATGGTACCTTAGTTAAATATACATCTCCAAACCAAGGTATTATAGTTATGCGTTCTAAAATTGAGTCAGAATTTGCAGCTACACTAGAAGGCAAAAACTGGTGGTACGAAAGAGACAGTTTTCCTTATATAGATAATAACGGTAAAAGGAGAACCTACACACCTGACTTCTATATAGAAGAAGATGACTTATACGTTGAAGTTAAAGGCAACAACCTTGTAGATGATGTGGTCATGTATAAGATTAATTGGATTAACAAAAACACTGATAAAAGAATAGAGTTAAAAGTTTTATAAGAGGAAAAGATTTATAAACCAGTCAACTAAAAACTACTATGAGATTTAAGGTTAGGAAAATTTAACATAGTTAGTTTTGACAAATAACTTGTCGATTTAATGATTTAGGCGAAGGAGGGTCCATAAATGAAAAAAATTAATTTTATAAATAAAGCACTGTATAGTAGTACTATAAATTGTATCATACTACGCAGTGCTTTTTGTTTAGGGAGGTGTTTATGAGGCGTGGGTGGATAGTACTATTAGATGATGGGATTGAAATTCGTGAAGGTCAAATGGAATGGAAAGAAATTCCGAAACGCAAGATAAAAAAGCTTTCTTTAGTATATGATGGACGTAGATGGGATTTATCTGGTAAAGAAGCATATGGTATTAAAACTAGAGCGTCTATGGTACCAGGAATTAAAGAAAGTTTTAGAGTAGAAAAACGAACTATATTTTATTATGAAGGAAGTAAAAAAATATGTTATACTGTTGATGAAGGGACAGGTAAATTTGAGATGACGGTGATAGATAGTAATGGTTAATAAATGTCAATATTGGATAGAAGATGAGCCTGGAGTATGTCCTTATTGGGGTGCTGAAACTACTATATGTACTTTTGAAGGTATAGATAGTAAGGGTATTCCTTATAAAGCGCCTGCATATCCATACTGTAATCTTTTAGGCACTAATATAGCATGTAGTGAATATGCTGGTACTGGAACCAAACCTAGGTGTGTATTACCTGATCCGTTTAGACATGTATGTAATAGAGAGACTGGTCAAAAATGGGTTACTGTTACTGGAACAACCATACTTAATGCTGATGGTGATATTACTACTAATGCAGAATGGGATTGGGATGCTATCACTGGGTATAACAATGGTGAGTGTAATGGTGAAGGTACTGATTTATATTGTTCTGGTTATTCGCCAGGGCACATGTCTTTTGGTAAACTGAAACCAGAACCTTTGCCAGCAGATTTGATGGCAGAATTGAATAAATCTTGGACTGGGTATAAAACAATAAAAGAGTTAGGGTATAGACTGCCTTTTAGTTATGCTGTTTGGAATAAGAGAGCTCAGCTAAGTAGATGTAAGTGGTGGGATGGCGAGGTAGAAGAGTTCAGTATTGACGAAAACATGGGTTATGTTAATCCAATTAATTTTAAATGCTCTAAGGGAGATCCATATGTAAATCAGTTTAGTAGTCATAAATTTAGTCAAAATGGTGTTTATAGTGCACCGTGTAATGGGTGTAAACCAGAATGTGCTTATTATACTGGTATTTGTTGGGAGTATTGTATAGATTCTAAAATGCAAGACGGTGATAAGATACTCGGTGAACAGATTATAGAACTTAGATATTATTTAAAAAGTAATAAATGGACATATGATGAATATGTTAAATCTTTTGTTGATCCTCATATATATGCTTGGACAGGGCCAGAGGGGCTACTTTTAAAGCATGACGAGAATGGTAATTTAGATATTAATAATTCTATAATTACTGCTAATCACTTGTATCAAACTGATTTTGATTATTTTAATATTATAAAAATAAAAGAACCTTTAACTGCTGGTACAGCTGTACAAGATGGTAAGGTAGGGTATCCTACTCTTGTACGTGAATTAAAAGATATATATCTTACTCCTGTTATTAAAAATAAATTTGATATTGTTGAAGATAGAAATATAGTAGAGTCCACAAAACTAGATATTAATGATCCAATATTAATTTTTGGTGAGATGTTTTGGTATGACTCTCAAACTTATGGTATTAATCTTAATGATGAAGAGTTGGTGGGCTTGTTACCAAAAGAGTTGCTGCAATACAGTGATATGAAAAGTATTAAAGATTCCATGAGTAGCGATGTTTTTAAAGAATTTTATGCATCTCTTGACGTTAGTATACGCAATTTAATACTATATTGTTCTGATAAAATGGTTGCGTCAAGTTCAGGCGGTAAGGAAAACATGTTTCATATAAACGTGCCTACGTTTTTTGGGGATAATACTATTATAGTATTGAATGATGGAAGTGGGAGATGGGAATTTGATAAAGTAACATTTGAAAAAAGGTTGTGTGGTGGTATTATAGGACAAACTTCATTCTCTGTAACTGGTGCTGGTGGTAAAATTGATTATTTGCCTGATTATGCTGCTACTTTTGGGTGTTCAAATAATGATAATGGTTTAATTCAGTTTAAGTTTTTTCAGTTTATGCCTTCTGAAGAAAATAATGTTGTTGCTTACGTATATAATGATTCTGTGTTAAAATTATTATCAGCTTCTCCTTCTAGTCCTTCTCTTACAGATACTTATTTAGTGGCACATAAAAAGTATAAATGCACTGTTTATGATACAGTTATTATAGATCAAAGTGGTATTCAATTTTACGGTAACAGTGGTTATGCATTAGTTACTATTCCAGATGAAGAAAAATTATTGAGTAACGCTATTTCACCGTGGGAAGTAAGTGAAGACTCGTTGAAAATGAGGTCTGTAGATATAAATGGTAATGAAGTTACATCTGACTTTGAGGTTGTATATCAAGACATACTAGGATTAGAGGTAAATCAATTAATAATAAAACCAAAAGATTTAGACTCGTTTTACAGGCCGTGTCCTGCTTTTTTGTTGATAGATAAAATTTATAATTATGAAAAAAGAAGTTTTGGAGAAGAGCCTGAGGTTGATGAAAAAGAAGAAGAGCGTTTAGCTATAGCATCAGAAGATGATCGTATTATACATGTTGAATCTGCAGAAATTGAAGGTGAGGAAGGTGGTGTTTACTCCTTAACTAAATTTGATCATACTACTTTGTTAATTTCCGTAGTATATAAAGGAATTACTGGTAGAATACGTGGGGTTACTAGAACTAAGATGATCACGTGGGTTAAGCAACCTTATTGTAGAGATGTAGAAATTCAGTATTCTTGGACAGCAAGTTATACAAAGGAGCAGTTATTACCATGGTTAGATTGTTATGGACCACGTGGTTTTAAATATTTTCCAGAACCAGTTTATCATGGTAGAACACCTAGATGTGTAGATCATGATATACTGTCTTTTAGTAAGTCAGGTCCAATGTGGTACCCGTACAATGCGTGTGATCCATATGAACGTTATAGGATTATTTCACAATTTACAGAGTTCGATACAAGTATAATAGAGCAGTTCAGTCTTGTTGGTGGTGATGGGAAACCACTACATGGTGCATTTGATCTTAGAATGATGGGGCCAGACAACGTATACGCTTATACCGGTGCTGTGCATCTTTCTATATGGAATTGTAATTGTGATTATGACGTATATAATGATAGAAAAAAGAATTTGGGTATGGGGTCTTCTACGAATGTTTTTAGTGGATTTGGTAGATACAGAGGGGGTTTGTCTTCAGAGGCTTTAGCAACTTGTCTTAGTGATGGGGGAATTCTTCCTAAATTTGGTAATGTTAATAGAGATTTTATTCGTAGTTATAGAAGTGTTGATAATATAAGCTATTATCAGTTGTACACGTCTCAGTATCTTAGTAACAGAAAATGGGTTCCTATGTATACAAGTTTTAGCTGTGCTGATATTACGTGTGGTGTAACGGCATTATTGTATGATTTGGGTACCGAAGATTATGTTACTCCTTTTGTAGACCAATTTGGTTTACTGTTGGCAGGTTCATTGGAAAATATAGATGTAAATGAAACAGTGGATTTGGAAAGGTATAGATTTACTGATATTTTTGAGAGTTTATCCACATACGTTACTATAGCTTATCCTTCACCAAGGAAGCTTGTGGTGGTTGGTGGTATTACTCCAAAAGTATTAACATCTTGGTATAGGTATAAGGATCCTCCTAATGCTACAACTAATTGTTCGATACAGTGGGCTTGGCAAGAAATTTGGAAGCCAATTGAAAGAGCAAATATGATAGAATTTTTAGGTGATCTTGAGCGTATGAACTCAGAACTACGTGTCCCCCCTTATGATGTTTCTGGTGATGGAAAGCATAACTTTTTAACTATAGAATACCCTGATTATGTTTATGATGCTAGGTTGATTGAACACAGGTTGGTTTGTGATGAGGGAGAACACGTAATAACTATTATTCCTAGTGTATCAAATGATGCAGGTAATGTGTTTTTTTTATTGATTTTAGATGATGGTCCTTTTAGAATATTTAATTTGGATGGAGAGTGGGATCCTTTTGTTCCAGAAGATGTTACTTTTAGTTATGAAGATTATGGTAGTAATAAAGAAAATTATAAGAATTTATATGATTGGTGTATTGGTGGTAATTGGGTTGATGATGTAACTATTTTTGATGGTACAGTTGAAGTTTGTGGCGGTAAAGAACAATATGAGGATATGGCAGAAGAAGAAGACGATAAACGTGTTATTGAGTCTTATGATGAGCTCGGAGAAAAAGTAGAAACTTATTATCACAGGGGTTTAAATATAACATTGAATCCAGCTAATTTTTCTAGTTTACCTGGTGTGTTTACTATGTTAAGCTTTCTTTTATACGAAATTAAATTAAGCGCTAGTCCAGATTTAACTTCAACAAGTTATGATGATGAAATGGCTCTACATACTTATGTTTCTGCTGCTAATTATTTAGATCTTACGTATGATGTTCCTTTGGTATCTACTAAATATGTAGAACTAAGTTTTAATTTTAAACCAACTGATACTGATGCGTATAGAAAGAGAGTTATTTCTAAGATAAAATGTATTTTTACTGTTGGAGCTGAAGCTGACGAAGAAATTGTTGGGGATTGGAGTGGTACTTTATTTCATGAACCATCTATAGAACTACTTATGTCTGATGACGATATTAGATATGTCAGTGTGTATAAAGATGCCTCTATGACATTATCTAATAAACATAGTTCTGGATTTAGTGAATACACATGGATACATAAATTAGCTTTTTCAAAAAGTTTATTTGAAAATCCCGCTGCTTATATTAAACTACGGTTTAGGATTACACCTACTGATGAAGAATTAGAAGAGGCTGAACTTGCTTCACATTTTGTGTTGTGTAAAAATAAAGTTCATATAAAATATGTTTATATATATGAAAGTGAATTTATTCAAGGTACTGAGACTATTAAAACGTATGAACGTTTATATAACATATCAACTGGTAATCATGGTGATTTTCCTCCGCAAGGTACTGACGAATCTGGTAGTTTATTGTATCCGTTATCATGTGATTTATCAACTGTGTATCAGCGTGATACCGAGAATGGTGTAGTAGGTATGGGCGGTACTAATGGTACTGTTACCACTGCTTCTAAACTACGAGGTAGGATTATGGATGAATGTCATAAAGATAAAGAGTCTTTACCAAGTGGAGATATATATACTTGGGAGGCGGAACAGAAAAAGATACATGATAATATTGTAAATAAAGCTCCTACTTCGTTTACTATGGTTTCTGTGTGTCCTCCTGGTTTGGTGGACAGATTTCATGAATTAAAAATTCAGTTTCCTAAATGGTCATGTTCTTTTTTTAATGATTATCCAATGGAATTAGCTGCAGTTTTACCTAAAGAGCCTTATAGTCCATGTGGCCATGAGTTTCATCATAACTGGGAAAGTGTCGATTTAAGTACATGGGATATGTGTGGTAGGATGTCTGCTAGAAATTATGTGAATGATAAATTTGTGTATGGTTATAGAAATGCTTGTTCAGATACTGGTGTTGATTCGGTTGATATTAATGAGTACATTAATCAAGTACAGCTGGGGGCGTGGTATAATAATCCTATGGTTTTTTTACAATCTGATGATATTAGAATGGCTGCAATGGATCGTTCAGATAACACTACAGAAGATGTTACTTCATTCAGTATGCCAACTAATGTTGAGTCTTTTATTTAAAGGGGGTGGTGTATGATTGAGTTTAAATGTGATGTTTGTGATAATTTAGTTATATTTGATGAGGTGGCTACTAGATTAGAATATTATTTGGATGCCGATTATCTAGTAGATGATGTAGGTAAAATAATAGATGAAACTTTACAGCAATATTTAGTATACAAGTGTACTTATTGTAATAAGATATATAAATTAACTTATGTAGATTGGGAGTATCGTGTGCGTGAAAAAATAGCCAAAGACATTATGTTAGCTCGTAAATTTAATGTATTTAAAAACATAGTTGACCCTTCTAAAGTAGATCCAGATAATGGGTTAGAGTGGTGTGGTAAATGTGATGGTATAGAAGATGGTTATTGTTTTACTGATATAATTAAAGTATGCAATATAAGGCAGGGAAAATTAAATGTCTTATAATTTTCTAAGAGATGCTATTTCTATTGATAATTCTCCATTGTGTAGATATGATACATCGGATAGTTATTCTTCTGATTTTAACATAAACGGTGATGTTGATGGGTGGGATGTGTATTATAATACCCATTTATATGGTTGTTGGAATGGTATTCTTTTTGGAACAGCTTTTGATAGAGATCCTTATATAAGTAGAAGTACTATGTTTTCTTCTGTTGAAGCTGAGTATTATTATTATATAAAAATAATGATGAAGGTAACTAATAATAATACTAATAAAATAGTTGGAGGATTAACTAAAGGACGAGTTCAATGGGCTACTATTAGTGATGATATTTGGAATTCTACTAAACAGACTGAGTTTGATATTATTGCTGATGGTAAATGGAGATTGTACACTATAAATGTTGGGCCAGTAGCTTCTTGGGTTGGTTATATTAATAATTTAAGAATATATCCATTTATTGATGGATGGAGTGGGGATCAATATGCTATAAAGTTTATACGTATAGGATCATTAGATTATTGGAGATGTTCTAATACACAGTGTTCATATTACTCACAATACTCTCATCCATGTGAAGGTGCTGGTGTTAGAGGTAGTTGTGAGGCTGGTATTGCTAGGACATTATATACTACTGTATCTGGAGTTACTGATGAACTGGTTTTGAATATAGATCATTACGGTGATGTTGTTTTTAAGTTAGGTAACAATAGTAATGTTAAGGGTTCTGTGTTAGCCAAACTACTATCTAATAAAGTAAGTAGTTTAAATATAGGTGGTTATTCTTTTTCATCTATATCTTATACTGAAAATAATACTATAAAAATAATTTCAGGTACAACAGGGGAGTATAGTTCAGTTGTAGTTTCTGGTAATGCTGCTGACACTCTTGGTTTTTATGATGGTGTTAATGATGTATCTATAAATGTAATAGGTCAAAACCCAGCAACTGGTTTTGACTACTCAGCTTCTAGATTATTGACGGCTGGTGAAATCAATAGACTTATTGATGGTGATACTGTTAATCCTTCATATTATCATAAACCAGACCAGTATAATGTTGAAGCAGGTAGAGGTGATTTTAATGAAATAAATGCTTCTGTTTTAACTTCTTCGGTAACTGGTAATACCTATGTTAAATCATTAAGTAATAAAGGTAGTACTTTGATAGATCATTCTCATCCTGTTAATAATAACGGAAGAATAAAAGCTATATACGTGTCTGGTTTGCACTATGGTAATGGTAAAATTAAAATATGCAGGCCTCACAATGATGGTACTTTTACAGTTATTGCATCCATTAATCTTCCATTAGAGGATTCTGGTATGTATACTAAATTACATACTAATTATAGAATTGAGTGTGATGTTTTAGTAAATAAAGGCGATCGTATTGGTATATATGGGTGTGACTTACATGTAGGAAAAACTTTAAATGGTTATCCTGATGCTACCTATTCTCAATATCAGGGAGAGGCTTCTGGTCGGTTTGATGCTGGTGAGGTGTACTCATTTGGTGTTGCTGGGTTTGCTGTTTATGCCCGCGGTGATAGATGGCAAACTAATGCTATTCTTGATATAGATTTAGGTAATAGAACAAATATAGATGAATTTAATGTTTATGGTAATGAGTTAACTTCTTATTTTGAATATAATTTGATGTCTTGTTTAGATGTTACATGGGATGTAGAATTGTTTGGTGAAACACATTCACATCTTGTTCAAAACATCTTAACTGGAATATCAACTACACATATACATAATAATTATGCTATTGGCGTTGAATGTTTAGATGATATGATAGTAACTCCTGATAATGGCAAGGCTGGTAACTCATTAGAATCAACTGACGGAGAGCATTCTTATTTTTATGTTACTGGGGATGCTGAATGGTTATATGGTGAGTGTGATGGTAAATATGAGTTCTGTTTTCCGTATTCTCCTTCTAGTACTTTTAGCTATAAATATGATAAAGTTCAATTTACTGCTTTGTTTCCATATGGCATTGAAATAGGCGTTCATAAATGTAAAATGTATTTTAAGGAAAAGAATAATTTTAGAAGTTTTAGATTATCTACATTTTTAGGTAATTATAATGCTACAGGTAACGATCCTGATTATCCTAATTGGAATTTAATACCAAACTATACAGCTATTTCATTAGATGGTATTCGTTACGATTATACTAACAATGATTTATTAAAAGCATACTTATTTGTAAATCCAACATCGCACCGTAATATCACTGATATAGATGTACTTAAAAGTGCTAATTTTACTGATTGGTTTATTATAGAACATGAGTTTAATAAAGTGTTATGTAAAGGATTTAGAATTCTTTGTGACGAACATTATAGTACAAAAATAATGGAATTGGAATTATATAGTCGCATGGATGTTGATCCATCTTTAGTAGATAATGTTACTTTATCTTTTTCTGATTATGGTGATGTGTGGAAAACTGTTAATTTTGTTTCTGAAGATATAAATAAAATAACTGGGTTTATTGGTGGTGCTCCACGATATTTTAGGTTAGAGTTAGAATCGTCAACAGCATATAGTTTGAATGAGTTGGAAATGTTAGTTGGTGATCAGTTTCAATTTAACAATTGTAGTGATGAGGGTGTGTTATTAGAGACTTCTAAAACAGGTGTAGTAAACCCACCCACTTCTTTTTCTGTTGAAAATGTGTATGATAAACCATTTGATTTAATTGTAGATTTACCTAGAGAGACATATGAAAGTAATGGTATAATGTTTTGGAGCAGGTTAAGCTCACAAGAAGATATTGATACTCCTGAAATAGGGCCTGGGTGTATATTACATAAGTCAGACGATTATTTAATAAGACATGATAATGCTCAATGTGCTATAGATGTTCCTTGTTATGGTTTGAAGAATTTAATTAATGACAAGTATTTATATATAAATTATTATGATGATGACTGGGGATATGAATTTTATGATACTATGACAAGCGGTGAATCATTAGATTTAGACAATTCTAATAGATGTAATGTAAAGCAATCTATACTAGAATTTGATACACCGCTTAATGTTTATAAATATTGGAAGATTGGGTTTGATGAGGTAGTTGGTGATGGTTTTATATTGCATGATATTGTGGCTTATTTTAATGATGAAAGGCAACTAATTGACTTGGTGTGTAAAAGTGGTAATGTCGGTGTAGAGACTATGACTAAATGTGTTACATCAGATGGTTTAAACATACCATTAGACAACTATTTTACTTTTGATGTTGAAGGTGATTATGAGGGTTTTGTTATTGAGCAATATAACGCGAGTGATGCTTTTGTAGATGTAACTGATGGTAAGCTTATTGTGAATGATTATGGATCACATACTAGTGGTGGTGGTTCCTATTACGAACACGGAGCATGTGCTACTAGTGTTTTGGATACTTTACAAGACTTTTATTGTTACGGTTTAATTAATACCGTATACACTTCTTCAAGTCAAATTGGATATATGTATTTATACTTAGATCATATTAGTTATAGTGAAGTTATTTCTATATCAGTAGGGGATTGGTGGTCTGGTAGTTATTCTATGCGAATAAATTTAGACAACGAGATTGGTAATGTTTATCAAAGCAGTTCTGTAAACAATGGTAGTAATTTTTTTACAATTACTAGAACTGGTAGTGATCTTATTTTTATTTGGAATGGTTCTAAGGTTTATAGTGGTACTTGTCATACTAAGCCTATTAATAGGGTACGTGTGTATTTTGTTAGATATAGAGATTACGGTCCAGCCGCAGAATTGTCTGTTGATTATATGAAAATAACAAGTGTTTATGGGAATAATAGTGCTGTTAGTTTTAGAACGTCAGATGATAATGCTTTAATTAACAAAGTTAAGTTTTACCATTCTCCTACTACATCAATTAACCAAGTATCTTTATATGGAAGTAATGATAATGTAATATACAGTTTAAGTGATGGTGATGGAAATGTAACGTTAAACAATTCTAATTGGTACCAGTCTTTTGCTATAGATTTAGAAAAACGACATGGTTTGAGTATTATTCGGAATTATGGTAATTCAACAGATAAATTGTGGTTAAGTACTATATCTAATGTTGATTATTCTAATAGTACAACTAATAATGTTCTTGAAGTAGGTTGGGATAATAGTGATGTAAATGATGTTAAATGGTTGCGGTTAAACTTACTATGCGGTGATGGTGTTACAAGATGTGTCAGAACACTTGGTGTTTACCCTAATATTAATTTAGCCTATTGTATCGGAGGTGGTTATAATTGTGAGTGGGAATATCTAGGTAATATACTTACAGAATATTCTTCTCCAATAAATGTGGCATATAATTCTGAAGTCGCTACTAACTATTACTTTAGTAATTCATACCCAACGTATGCTGTAGATGGTGTTACAGATACCTATAGTTTAGATCATGCATGGGCATTTCAAGAAGTAGATGGAGTAGATCCATATTTAGTGATTGATTTTGGGGATCTGTATACTATAAATAGGATAGTTTTATACCATGGGCTGGGTGAAGCTGTAGTAACTACTACAAAATCTTTTACAATTGAAATTTCAACCACTGTATCAGGTGATTTTACTATTGTAAAGAGTGTGACTGGTAATACTGAGGATTTTAATGATTATATTATTACTCCTGTTCAGGCTAGACGTTTAAAGTTTACAGTAACTGATTATTCTGGGGAACGACTATATGTTGATAATTATGAAACTGGGGAACGGGATTATTTTTGGGGTGCGTATCTTAGGGAAATAGAGGTTTATACTTATGTGGAGTCTGGGTACGTTAACAGTGAAGACTGGCCTGTAGTGTGTGTAAACCTACAAGATCAATTTACTGTTTTAAATCACAGTCTTGAAAATAAAAACCCACAAGATAATGAGACTGACTGGTCTAATGACGAGGAATTTTTTAGATATTCAGACAATGTTTTTAGTGATCCGCATAAAGTATGTTTTAGTGATTCCAGTACTAATATAACTGTTTATTATACCGATGACTCTTCTGGAGACAGAGCTGGTTATATCGATTATGAATTTACTACAAGTGTTTACATTGAGGCTAGTGTGTATAATATAACCTATCAGGCGTATGATGTAGATTCTTTAGATGAAATGAGTTTAAGGCTAGAAGGTGTTGAAGTTATTGACATATACCCAAGTACTACTGCTAATGGTGCTTGGCAGACTGTACATGCATTGATAAATATAAAAAATAGTGGATTTTATACTATTAAAGGAATTCAGCATTTAGATCAAACTAACAATTGGGGCATAAGATATCCGCATATTTATAGAACTTACGGTTATGTAAAATGGGTTGCAGTTACAAGGGATACGGCCACTAACTATGCATTTGATGATAGCTCAGATAATTATGGAAAAGATTATCTTAGTACAATAAAAGTTTATGGTGACACTAAATATGCACCAACAGAGTATTTTTGGTGGTGGAATTCTACAGTAAGTATATTAAGCAATGATTATTTAAAAGTTAAAACACTTAGTAGATCTTTAAAAATATCTTATCCAGATTCTTCAGATATTGATATTATTACAAATAAAGAAGGTGATGACTTTGGTTATGATAAGTATTGGTCAGTTAAAGATGCTCTTTCTTTTTGGTTGTGGATAGACGATATTTCAAAGTTGGATACAACTTTTGGTGATATTACTTTTGGTAATTTAAATGATGTTAATCCTATATATTATGTATGGAATATATCTTCTGTTAGTTTAAATACTGGTTGGAATAAGATACAACTTAAGTTTGAAGATTGTGATTATGCGTATCCACTTGTTGATGATTATCATGCTGTTTACTTTTATGATCGATCATTGGATTATAGATTAAATGAAAGATGCTTTAAGTCTTTTAAATTTAGGTATAGAGGAATTGGAGAAGCTTTTACTATTTATCTAACTGATATAAATATAGAAAGGAATAAATTTTTTGATCAGGTTAAGTTTGATAAAGGGTTGTGTTTAACTGGTCATGATTATTTAGAGATACCACTAGAAGGAGTTACTTTAGAAAGAGGGTCTATAGAGTTTTGGTTTAAACCATACTATGACTCATATGGTAGAGATATTTTTGATAATTGGTATTCTAGAAGTTTGTTTTCATTAGTTAATAACAATAATAATATTATATCTTTAAATATACGATCTGGGGCTTGGTTTGAGATAGCATGTGGGCATCTCAGAAGAAATTTAAATCTATATAATGAAACATCTAGTTATATTATGTTACATAATTTTATAGATATTAATTCTTTGGTTCATGTTGCTATGGTATGGTCTAATGATGGTAATTTTACTAGTAATGGTGACACGCTTCGTTTTTATATAAACGGAGTATTGTTTTATACAAGTAGAGCACCGTGGGTTGTAGATGATACAAAATATTTATTTATAAAATTAGCTGGTGGGGCAACACAGTTAGCAGCTAATCAAGATTTTTGGGGTGGTGGTGTATTTTCGGATCTTAAGATTTATGATTACTGTAAAAACTCGTTTAATATCAATGAAGATGGAGTTTCTAAAGATATTTCTTATGAGCCTAATAAATTTCTAGAAATATCAAAAGATAATATAAATTTTTATAATATAGACAGTTCTATGATACCTTTCATTTTTGAACAAGTACCACCAGGTGACTCTAGAACTATTT